GTTCCACTTCATAGCCTCAGCCAGAGCCTTTACCTGTTTCGAGTTCGGCGGCACGCCGTCTTGTGCATCGCGGATTTTCTCGAGCTCGTCCCACACTGCGCGGCACACCGTACCCGGCGACGGCTGGCGCACACCGTTGACAATAGTCGGCGGCACACGAACTTTCTTCTCGCCTGCCGGCTTGTCGTTAGCGCGCCGGGTGCCCCCTGCGTTCTCGGCGCGACGTTCCACACCGTTGCCGAGCGCACCCATGGCGAACGCGCCAAACGCGCTTGCAGCCTTGGACGGCGTGTGGTCAGCCCCTTCGATGTTAGCAGGGGTAGGCTCGGGCTCTGCCTTAGCTTGTTTGGCCGACTGCTCTGCCGCCACCTTGGCACGCGCTTCGAGCGCCGCCTCTGCCTCGGCTACTTCTTGCGGGGTCGGTTGCTTGTCCTCAACTTCCGGGAGCAACAGTTGCGCTTCAGCCAGAGGACGGCTGCTGAACGGGTTGGCCTTGCCGCTACCCTTGCGCTGCACCTTCTTGCGTTCGATTGCCTTCCAGTCGTAGCGCCCATCCGTGTCGGCCAGCGGATACACTTCAAATTCTGCGCCAAGGATTGCATCCTTGCCCAGCACTTTTTTAGCGGCTGCAACTGCGCCCTTGCTGCTTGCGTACCCGTTCGTTACTTTAGTCATCTCAATTTCTCCGGTTAGGGGTATGTGGTGTTGTAGTACTTTGCTGCATGAACGTAACTATGGAGGAAAGCATCCAACTGTGCAAGCGCTTTTCGGAACGTTGCGGAAAATAAATGTCTATCGACATGATAGGCTGTTCCTATTAGAAGGGAATGTCGTCATCCAAGTCGGCAAATGGCACGCTAGGGCGCGCACCGCCCATAGCGACAATTTCCTCATCCGTGAACGGGATGTCCGTGTCTTGTGCGTGCTGTTGTTGTAACTTTCTTGGATACGACTTGGTACTGCGCGGGATGCTGTCAACCTGTACAGGCGGAGCGGCACGCGGCGATTCTTCCTTGCCCCATGCAGTACCATCGAAGCATGCCGCCAAAATACTCGGGTACTTCTGGTTGATCCAGACGCGCAAGTGCGTAGGTGCGTTCAGACTGGTTGACATTGCCATCAGAGCATCCGTTGTTTCCGGAATGTCTTTGGCGCCACGGTCGCGCAGCCATTGGCGGGCCTTGGTACGCATGTTGTGCGCCGGGTGGTCGATACCAACATACTCCGTGAACATCTTCAGGCCACAGTAATACGTCACGCGTGCCATGCTGGTGTCACCCTTGGTGTACCGTTGCATGGTAATCTGATCAACTGCGAACACCTCAACGATGGGGCTGTCGCCCTTAACAAGCTCTTGCGTGCTCGCCGCCTGCTTCAGTTTGGTCTGGATGAGGAACTCTGTGCCGCAGTTGATGCAGTGGCGGGCGCTGGCATGGTTGTACGTGCCGCACGCGTCGCATTCCTTGACAGGGGCGGTTCCGCCCTTCTCCCCCTTCTTCTTGGGAACGAGCGGGTCATTGATCGGGCCAAGGCGGCGCGTGTTACCAGCAAAGTCAAGCACCAAGCAATTGTGCTTTGCGCTGGCAGCAATGGCAGCAAGGCGACCTTCGAGCGTGTTAATGTCGAAGCCCGGCGCGTACGACGGCCGCGTGCCACGGCCCAGCATCTGCACCCACAACACGGCTGACGCGGTAGGGCGCAGCATAAGGATAAGGTCAATGCCTGGAAAGTCAAAGCCTGTGGTTAGAACGTTGTTGTTCACCGCAACGCGGTACTTACCGGCCTTGTAATCCCTGATTGCGTTGTCGCGGGCTTCCTTACCCATCTTGCCGTGGATGGCAATGGCCGGGATATTAAACTCGAAGTTCAACATGTCCGCAATGTGGCACGCATGGTCCACGCCAGCAGCAAAAATCAGCCAGTGGTGGCGGTCGGCCCCCAGTTCAATCGCTTCGTTCAGGGCAGCACGGGTCACATGCTCTTTGTCGACCGCTGTCTGCAACTCGTTGGATTTGAAATCACCGGCCTGCATATGCACGCCAGCAATGTCCAACACGGTGCCGGTGCGCTTCGGGATCAACGGCATCAGATAACCTTGAGCAATTAGCCAGTTGAACGCCTCTACACCAGTCATGTCACAGCAAATATCGGTGAAGATGCCGTTCTCAACCAAGCTGCCGTGCCCCAGCTTCCAAGGGGTAGCAGTAAAGCCAACAATCTTCAAATCCTTGTTCAGCCCCTTCAGGTACTTGAACAGGTTTCGATACATACCCTCTTCTTCAGGGTTGACCAGATGACACTCGTCCACAAATACAAGGTCGAAGCGCCCGAACAGGTGCATCGCCTTGTACACGGACGCAATGCCGCCGAAGATGACGTTCTGCCGTGTGTCCCTGCGACCAAGGCCGGCGCTGTACACGCCTGCCGGTGCTTCTGGCCACATGGTAATGAACTTATCGTAGTTCTGCTCAATGAGCTCCTTTACGTGGGTGAGCACTAGGATGCGCTGCGTGCACCACATGCTCAAGATTTTCCAAAGCAAATCCGCGATCACAACGGACTTGCCGGTGCCGGTGGGCATGGCTACGATCGGATGCCTGTCCTCGCCGGGGTGCTTACCAAAGAACTCGAACACGCTTGCGGCGGCGAATTCCTGGTAGTCGCGGGGCTTAAGACGCATCGCCATGTTTAACCCTTGAACGCCGGGCTAAGTTCGTAACGGTTACACCCTTTCAACTGACGTTCCTTGGTAAGCGAAAAATCTTCGCCGTCAGGGTTGGTGGCCGGGAACAACAATTCAATCTGGCGGTCCTTGTTGTCGCACATCCACTTACCGGTCTCGGTGTCAGGCCGGCTGTAGGCGCAGGTACGGCAGTTACGCGCAGGCGTCTCGTTGTAGTGGCAGATGCGGTAGAAGTCACACCACTTGCACTCGAAGTTCCCCGGCGTCTCGCTCATCTTTGCCGGCGCTTGGCGCATCGGAACAAGCTTATGCGCACGACCAAGGAATTCGTCTGCGGTGGCTTCGTCCAGCAGAACGATTTCAGCGTACAGACAGTCGTTGTCCTTGTTGACGGCCACGTACAGCGCAGCAGCAAGGCCCATCTTGCGCATGTACTGTTGCATCTGAATGTAGTGCTCGGGCTTTGCCGCGCGTACACCTTGCCCGTCGAACGGATGGTAAGGCTTGCTGGAATCGAACAGGTGTGCAATGTACTTCTTGAAGTTCTTGCCTGCCAATTCTTCGAACGACTTATTGTTGTGCGTCTTAAATTCGCACAACGCCCACGTTGTCGGCGGTAGGTCGGGCACGCCCAGTGCAAGGCCGTCACCGCTCCCGCCGTAGTGCCCGCCCATTTCGCTGATGCGGAACTGCTTGCCGTTCTCGTCCTGCTGCACCACGCGGCAACCGATCGTCAGCAGGCAGGCGATAAACCGTGCTTCTTCAAGGTGGCCCCGGTTAAACAGGCGCAGCGTCTGCCCGCTGAACTTTGGCTTGCGCGCCCAGTTGAAGCCGTACCACACAGCGCGGGCGCACTTGCCACCAATGAGCGACGCTCCCATGTGCGTGCGGAACCCGTCTTCACCGGTACGGTAGGCGTCGTCCATGTGCGGAATCACCTTGCCCAGCCATCCACGGAACGCCGAGCCTTGGTCTGCCGCAATCGCCGTCTCAATTGCAACGAGCGTTTTCTCGGCAACGCGGATGTTCGGGTTTGCTACAGCCATATCAATTCGTGCCATTATTTCCCCAGTAATGGAAGTTTATATTTGTCACGGCAGCGGGCGCATGCCCACACGTCGCCGTCTTTAGGATGGTTGCAACGCACGAGGCGTTCAAAATGGAATCCGCAGCACTCGCACTCGCCAGCGATTGAGGGAACGTTCTGTTTTGCAGCTTCCGCGCGAATATCGGCAACCTTGGCGTCTAGCACCGGCCGGCTTTGCTCGTCACTGTGGTCAATTACATCCATGTTTATCTCCAAACAAAAACCCGCCGAAGCGGGCTTTTGACGTCACTGACGCATTACTGCGGCTGTTGCTGCCACGGCGGGACCGCGCCGGCGAACTGCTGCACGACCGGGTTCTGCTGGGCTTGCTGCACCGGCTGTTGCTGCATCTGCTGTTGCTGCGGGGCCTGCTGAACTTGTTGCATCTGCTGCGGTTGCGGCTGCGCCCACGGCTGCGCGTTGCCTGCCTGCTCCCACGGCTGCTGACCGGCGCCGGCCGGGGCCGCTTGCTGGCCTTGCGGCTGCATGGGCTGCTGTTGGTATTGAGCCGGCTGTTGCGGTTGCTGCTGGTATTGCGGTTGCTGGAACTGCTGCTGTTGCATCGGCTGCTGGACCGGTTGCTGCATGTTCTGCGGCGGCATCTGCTGTTGCTGCCACGGTTGCTGAGCTTGCTGCGGTTGTGCCATCGGGTTCTGCTGCGGCATACCTGCGAAGCCGGCCGGTGCTTGCTGCATTGCCGGGTTGCCGGCCGGGGCGCCGCCTTGCACTTGCTCGTCGATGTTCTTGTACGCGGTGATGTCGTTGCTCGGCTCGTATTCGCCCGTCTTGTCAATGCGCACCTTCACCTTGATCTTCAACGGCTTGCCGTGCAGCTCGCCGGAGTCCTGGCACTGGATGACGCCGACGGCGTGACAGATGGCGCTCAGTTGCTTGTATGCGATTTCTTGCGCGGTCGGATTGTTGTTGCGGATGTTCAGGTTGGAGAAGACTTTGCGGTTGGCGTACTGGCCGTCCATGACGGTGTATTCGCAGGCCAGATAGGCACCGGTGCCGTCTTTGGTCGGCTTCATTTCCGACCCGGTCATCATGACGTTGTACCAGCCTGCCGGCAGCGGTTCGCCGAAGCCGGTATCAGGAGTGACGGTTGCAGCGTTGAAATTGAGGATTGCCATGGTTTAAGCTCCGGTAGTAATCTTGTTGAAAATATAGCCGAGGTGAGGTGATTCCATAGGCGCCAAAGCCCCCGAACGATCTTTGGCGTCATATTGCAAGTCAGGCTGCGTCTGCAGGAAGCGGTAAGGCTGCTGCGTCTGCGGGTCTTTGTTCACGCCGAGGCGGAAAACCTCGTCGAAGAAATACGGCAGCTTGGCACCCAGCTTGGAGCCGGGCATCGACGCACCGTATCTGACCACACCGGTCAGCTCGTCCTTCATCGGCTCCATTTTCGCAGCCATGTAGACGTTCTTACCCGGAAGGTCGCGGAAGGAGCGGATGGTTGTTTCCATCTTCTCGATCAGCTCGCCGTACGCTTGACGCGGGTCTTTAACCTGCCGCTTTGCGTTGTTGAGGACAACCTCGCCGATCTCCGACAGCGAGTCGATGCACACCGTCTGGATTTGCGCCGCCTGTTGGCTGGCACAGAACGCAAACGCTTGCGTCAGGTCGTCCACGTTGCGAATGGTAATCACAGGGATGTCGTAGCAGATGCCCGGCGTATTCACTCCGAACAAGCGCTCGAGGTTCTTACGAGCGAGGGACAGCAGGCCGGATTCCGCGCTGATGATCAGCGGTGCCGGGGCGGTGGCACACAGCACGGTCTTACCAATACCCGAGCCAGCGTACACCAGAACTTTCACGCCGTTGACCGTTGCAGCTTGGCCGGTGGTTGTAAATTGCATTGTCATATGCGCCTTGTGTGGTTAGTGCAGCGGTACATTATGCGCTCTTTGCCAGCATCAACAAAGCAGTTACAGCATTGATGCGTTAAAGAGCGCAAACACGTCATTCGCCCATATCGTCAGGGTGGCGCAAGCACTGGAACGTCGGAAATCTCGGCTTGTCTTTGATGCCCTTTGGGAACATCTGCGCCTTGCCTATAAAGCCAACAAGCAGATGCGGTTGCTCGAAGAAACGCTTGCGGTGCTCGTGCGGCATGCGGCCCGGCCCGACCGTAACCCAGTCACCAGCCCGCATGAGCACTTTGTCCGTTTGCGGGTCTTTAACGTCCTTGAGAACAGTACCCTCCAGCGATCCAACCATGCCGTTCGGGATCATGTTCTCTTGGTGCGTGCTGCGCTCTGTAAGGCCGCGCTCGTTAATGGTTGCCTCGTTGGCATTGTGCCGCCCCTCGACAATCTTCTCGATACGGAACTCGAAGTCAATGAAGTCCTTGATGCGCAAGACGCCCATCTCCTTGACCGTGCTGCGGCCTTGCTTGTGCTTGCCGCGCGGATCGCGGATGATGCTGCCCTCGTACCCTTCGTCCAGATGCCTTGACCGGAACAACTGGAGGTCGTCCATGTTGTCGCACCACGCCCACGGAATAGCTCGCAAATGACCTGCGATGCCATAGTTGTTCTGCATGTGGGCAATCTGGTTGTGCAGGTACTGCAGACGATCAACATAGTCGCGCTCAATCTGCGTCGGCCCGAGGTAATCGAAGGCGTGCCACAGCGTGAACGGCGTGCCTTCGACCGTACTTGTCGCGCTGGTGGTGAGCCGGCACAGCTCAGGGTGCCGCTCGTCCTCCGCCGCCAGCTCACCGTCGAAAAACTTGTACTCAGGCTCGCCATACAGGTTGCGCGTGTACACGTTACGGATGGGCTTCATGCTTCTCCCGAGCAGCACACCATCAGGATTATGTGCGCGTACACCGTCGATCTTTGGCTGGATGATGCACGGGAAGCGCACCTTGTTTTCGTCCCAGTCGGACGGCTGCATGGTCTTCATGCGTACACCGGGAACGTGGTTTTACGGCCGAGGTAATCGAACTGCACGCACAGGCCGGGCGGCGGGGCATAGCGCCACGCAGCGGCCACAAACAGGGCCATACGGCGGGGCTGGAACACGCCTTGCTTGCTGCGCAGCGGTGCTTGCCCGGCGCCCAGCCGTGCGGCCAGCGCGTCGAGCGGGGGCATGTGCTCGTAAGGATCGTCGATGTCGGTGTCAACGAAGAATTGCTTCAAGCCGTCAGCCATCTCTTCTAGCGTGATAACCTTGCCGGGCGGGTTGGCCAGTTCGTCGATAATTGCTTCTCCGGGTTTCAGTTCTTGCATTGTTCTTCCTTTCGTTTATAGAGTAGCGCCATTAACGGATCAGTCGCAAATGTGTGCTTGGTCTTACTGTACTTGCGCGCGTACCGCTTACGCTGGCCGACCAGAACATCTTCGTACAGACCAGCCTTCTTTAAAGACTTGCGATAACGTGCCGAAATCTGTGCTCTGGTAAGGCATTTTGGCCGCTTGGCGTCTCGGCCTTTACCAAGATGTAGAACCGCAGCAAAGTCGCCAGTGGTGCGCCGATAGCGTCCAATGTGAATCTCTTTTTCCTTACGCAAGAGCGCTACCCACTTTTGAATGACGCGCTTGCTCATGCAGAGCTTCTGTACGAGCTCTGCCCGTGTTGCCGGCAGAGCTTCTTTGATACGGTCCCCGGTTGTCATTTGCAGGCGATGCCGGGGATCGCCTGCTCACATACGCCGGCCGCTTGAGCGTCGACGTACGGCCGAACCGGCTCCGGCTGCGGTGCAGGTGCCACCGGGGCAGCGATCGCCGGCTGTGCGCCGAATGCGGCCGAGAAGCTCGCCACTGCCGCGTCGAACAAGGTGCGGGCTTGGCTGTTGGGCGGCAAGTGCTCGGTCATCTTGCTGAGCAGGATTTCGCGCTGGTGCGTACGCTCAACTTCTTGCAGGGTATCGTTGAACTTGGCTTCGGCTTCCAGGATGGCGTTGTACGGCGCCATATCCACGCGCTGGACAATCCACTTGTAGTCGAAGTCCGCGTCCACGTCAATGCGCGGGGTTTCGTCCAAACGGTGCACCACGGCGATCGTCAGACCGGTGTGGCTGTTCTGGCTTTCCACAATGACACGGTCACCCGGCTTGAGATCGCGGTCTTTGGTCTTGTACGTGTAAGTCCGTGGAGTCGGCGTTTGCGCCTGCATATTCGGATTCCAAACTCGAGTATCCTCGGCCCACGGTGCCGGGGCTGCACCACGCGCCTTAGGAACAGCAGCTTCCACACCATTGTGGTCAGCGAAGTACACGTTGACGGTCGTATAGCCGGTCTGCAGCAGCGACAACATATGTTTCTGTTTCATTTGGATTCCTTGTTATTAAGATAAAATTCGTGACGGGCGCGGCGCATGGCGCGCTTGGCAAACTCATCACACTTGTTGTTGATATACAGGCGGGGTTGCTTCCCGTCCGTATGCCCCTTGACGTGTCTGTAGGCTACGGCAACCTGCGCTTTGTCTATCAGATCTGTCATGTACCGCACTAGAACAACTTCTTCAGGCTTGCGCTCGTTGTACTTTGGCGCCTGCCCGCTAAACAAACGGATAGCGTCTTGGCAGTCCGTTTGCAACAGCACCCTGTCGCCCGGCTGTACAAGATTGCTTTTGCACGCTTGGTGCAGGGCGTTGACAAGGGCCATCATCTCGGCCGCAGTGCTGCTAACCACAGAGGTACGGAATGCGCCGCTGCCGCCTTGCTTGCCGCGATCCGACGCAATCCAGAAGCCATAACCGCCAACGTGCGTATTAGGGCACCAAGAAGCGTCGGCGATAATGGTCACACTTGCCATCTTTACTTCGCCGCTTTCGGCGGTTTGATGTCAAGCTCCGGCGAGCCATCTTTGATAGTCAAGCACTGGTCAAACAGCTTGCGCTGTTCCTCGGTCAGCTCGCGGTACGCCTTGGTATTGAGCTCGGGCTTCATGCGGATCAGGTTGTTCATTGGCACACCTTGCTTGCACAGATCGTCCCACATGGCACGCATGACCGGCTCGTCCACCGAGCGGTTAATCTTGTGAACGCCGTTCAGGCGGTAGCCGTCGTCCAGCGTGTACCAGTTGCCGCTGCCTTCTTTCGGCGCCTTGAAAAAGTGCGTAAAGATGCGCTTGCGCAGCAGCATTTCGGACGCTTGCAGGGCAATGAGGTCCTTCTTTTTACGGAACCATTCCGCAACGGTTCCGAGGTTCACTTCTGGTTCAGGAATCAGCGTCATAAACACTCCTTGTTGAAAACGCGCGCCCGTGTTAGCAGGCGCGCACCGTAGCCATTAGGCCGACGCGCCGCCGGACAGCGCGTCGGCAATCGAGATGATCTTGTCGGCCACAGTTCCCGGCTGGAATTCGTCCGCCTTGTCAGCGCGGGCAATGGCGTCAGCGTTGCTGTACACGCCGTCAGGGAAGCGGATGGCCAGCTTTTCCGCGTTGCGCTTGCAGATGTGGTCGTCAGAGAAGCCCATGAAGAACAGCACGTCCTGATATGCGGCCATGGCGCCTTCCATTTGCTCCAGCAGGTCACGTGCGTCAACTTCCTTGCCGTAGATCCAAGCCTTTTTCGACAGGTCGAGGATTGCGCCGCTGTGGATAATCACGTTTTCTACAGCGAACGTCAGCCCGCCAGTGCTGCCCGGCATCGGCAGAACAAAGCTGTCGTATTCCCAACCGTAGATGTTCCAGACCTTCTGCGTGTAGAAGCGCCAGTCGCCGAGCTCCAGCGCGAAGTTGTCCAGGTCCGCGCCTGCCAGCGTATGCAACGGCTTGTTGCGCCACAGACGGAACAGGTCCAGAATTTCCGCCGTCTCGCCGGCCATTCCGGTCGTCGCGTGGTGCAGGGTGAGCTCGTCGGTCTCGAGCTTTTTGAACAGGTTTTCCACCATCTGCTGGTATGCGACGAACGCGGGCTGGACTTGGTTGTTAGCTTGCATTATCAGGATCTCCTAGTAAATGCGGGTTGTTGTTAGTAAAAGGCGCGGCGTTTTTGCGTTGCGCCCAGTTAATATAGCTTAACTGCAAGTGTCCGTAACACAAATAATTACGGACTGTTGTTGCGCCTACCCCGGCTTGCGGGAAGCGACATCACACGGTAAGCCTTACCGTGGAAATTGTGTTCAGCGGCCAACTTAGCACGATCGCATTCAGCCAAGTAACCGCTGTCGCACAGGCTGCGCAGGGTGGCATCCATGGCGAACGTTGCGCCGTTGCGGTGGTTCGAGAACGCCGTAACGCGGGCCAGCTTAATCTGGAGCACCTTGCGCGGTATGATGCCGGCCTTGCGCAACGCGTCAGGTATTTTGTAACTGTCAGGAACACCGCTCTCAAGGTACTCCTTAACTGTGGCCATCAGTTTCGTCTCGCACACAGCGTCGCCTGTACCGATGTCACCCTCGTCCAACCTGCGCTGGAACATGGCAATGTCGCGGCTAATCAGATCAATGGCCCAAGACACATGCTGAGGGTACACCACGGGAACTAAATGGTTGTCGGCCACGGCCAACAGGCCGGCAATGCGCATAGCCTTGAGGTGTGCGCGGTTCCACATCTGGCGTTGACTTTCGTCGTCACCTGCCGCACGAATGTTGCCGTCGCAGAACTTGTTGAACTCGTCCAACGTCTGCCAAGCCTGCGCTTCAAACTGAACATCACTTTTGTTAGTTCTGTCCAGAATAGTAATAGCCTGCACAACAAGCTGGTGCAACGCTTGTGCCAGCCCTTGGTCCATGCGTGTAATCGGATTCGGATTCGGATCTGGCCGCTCACCGGCGTACTCAATGATTGTGAAACGCGAAAGGAAGCCGTCTTCCATCATCGTTTCGGTCAGGGAGTTAAAGAAGGTCTTAGGCGTCGTCTCGCCAATCATGCTGTACGCAACGCCAGACACGGACGCGACGTTTTTATCCTTGTCTGAATAACCTAAGCCGGCAACAACAGACGTAGGTCCGGACTTCTGGTACAGGTTGGTCATTACCGTGCGCAGGGAATGCATTGCGGCGTCTCGGCCATCCTCGCGCGCCAAGCGCTCCAGTTTTTTACCAAACTCGCCCGACACGTTGACAAACGACAAGTTCGACGCGCAAGCCTTTTGCAGCGCAGGGCCAGACACGAAATCCGTGAAGTCAACGAAGCGCTGCACAGGCGGGATCGACTCCCGCAGCTCAGCAAGGATGCCACCGATACCGCTGTGCATGGCTTCCTTACCAATTGCCGACCGCGCGACCAGCACAATATACAGGTTGAGACCTGAGCCCGGTATCTGGTACGCCTTGCCGCACACGCCGGCCAAGAATCCCAGCGCGGACACGATAGCGACCTCTTTAACCGGACGCGGCGCCGACTGGTATATATGCCATGCGATAGCGCCAGCCAAGCCGGGGGGCCAATCAATGCCCGTGGCAGGCCGCTGCGGCCCCACAGCGGCGCTTGCGGTTACGGGCTGGGGTATGTCGCCCACAGGAGCCGCGTTCGCCGCTATGGCCTGTTGTTGCAGCTCCTGCACCAACGACGCCGCCATGGCTTTGGATTGTTCATCCATTGCCGCCTCGCGTGCCTGCCGGCTGCGAATAAGGCGCAGCGTCAAGTTCAGGTAGCGGTCGTCCTTTTGCGCCTTGTCGCGCTTGCCCAGCCCGGTCATGCGGAACAGGCGCCGGCATTGTTCGTTTGACTTGCTGTAGAACGTGAAGATGGACATGAGCGCAAGGTCCGCGTCCGACTGCGACTCGTAGCCCATAGCACGATATGAACCGTCGCGCGCCTTGGGCTTGCTATCCGACGTGCATGCGCACAGTGCATTGAACTTTTCGCCATTGGCTGCGTTCATGGCGCGCTCAAACACTTCCTCGTCCGTGTCCACTTCGTCGAGCTCCACAAGCTCCAGTTGGCCGCCCTTGTTGGCGCCTTGGCGCATGCGGATCTCTGCCACCAGCGAATCCAGATACTCCTGCCGGTAGTCGATGGGCTTGTCCAACACGACAACGCCAGTACACACAATGAAGCGTTCCTGGGAATACACTTCCACACCGTCGTACTTGCAACCCTCGCCAATCTTACCGCGCACCCATATGTGCAGGCCCTGCATACTGCGCGACTTTTCCGTGTAGCTGTCGAACGCGCAGGCGATGCGCCAGAAGCGGTCAATCTGCGCTTGCGTGGTCCACAGGTGTGGCTCGTTAGGGGCGTTGAACTGGTTCTTAACGTCCATGTCGATGCACGCATATGCGTCATCCGCGGTCAGCACGTAGCCGATACCAAGGCCGTACGCGGACGCCAGTTCGCAAGCGGTCTCGAAGTCATACCACTGCGACGGGTCCGTGTTGCTGGCCGGCTTAATGTGGCCATTGTGAAGACGCGCAGGGACTTTAAGTTCACCTTCTTCGTTGGGCATGGCCAGCAGCCATTGCCGCGCCCACTTTAGTTCTTCTGGAATGTTGTCCCAAGTTGGATTCATTGTTGCTCCGTGTTACAGCGTCCACCACTCCGCTTTACGCATGCGCTTGGTCATGCCCTTTTCCAGCATCATATGCATGCCGTAATCGTGGCACACAAACGCACCCTTTGGATTGCGCACATCGAACACGTCGTCAACGAACACGTTCCCGTTAGTGAGCACACCAAAGTTGTCCAGCTTGAGGTCGGTAAAGAACGCCGGCACCTTGTCAGGGTAATAGGTTGGCCGGCTAGTGCGACGCTGCACCAGCACGCGGCCGTTAGGGCTGATGGCCACACATGGCGCGAAGTACTGCGCAAGGTCTGTGTGCTTGACGCGCTCCCACGTCTGCCATTCGGTAATGTTCTGGAAGCTGTAGTCACCCGTCTCAACTTTGATAACAACCTTACCGTCGAAGTTGTGTTCGTACACCTTGCGGGCAGCGCCTTCGCCAAGCACCTTGCCGCAGAACAGGTTGTAGAAGTCAGTCAGCACGCTTTCCGGTGGGTTAGTCATTGGTTGCCCTTGTAAAAGTTGTTGAGCAGGTCGCGGATCAGTACCGCGCTGGCCTTGTCGGTGCACGTTGCCTTGACAGCGTACGTGCCGGGCTCGCGGCCAAGCGTGTGCGTGTCCTGGACTTCGATGTACACAGGAAGGAGTTCCCGTAGTTGGAAGCGGTCGTGTACGGAATGGGCGCTCATTTGAGTGACTCCGGAATGGCAAAGATGGTCTCGACGTTGTACACATCGAACCCGTTGTCCTTGCAGTAGTACGGCTTAGGGGTGACGGGGCCGCCAACGGTTGGGCACCACAGAACTTCGAGACCGTATTCACCGACCTTGGCGACAACACAGTGGCAGCAGTCGTAACGCGGGCTCTGCACTGTCAGCAGGAACGGCAGGCCGCCAGTTGCCAGCTTAATACACTCAGTCGTGTAACCCTGATTGGCCGCAAACGTGTTCACGGTCATTGTAAGGCCGCGCGACTTCAGCCAAGCCAGAACAGCAATGCGGGTGTGCTCGCCTTCGTTGTGGTGGCCTGCAAGAATACTGTCCTGAACAAAGTGCGGCACGTCCAGGGCATCCATGCCCAGCAGGATTGCAATACAGGTGCGGTAGCAATCACCGTAGATGCCGGCTTCGGGGTTGTACCCCATGATTGTCTGCAATTGGAATCTCATTCGTCCAACCTCTTCGGTTCCAGGAACGGGTTGCTGGTGCCCAGCGGGATAACGACAGTTTCGCCGCGACGCAACTTCACTGACGTCTCCCATGCCTTGAGGTACGGCTCAACTTCTTTGCGCTCCCAGATGTAGATCTGGCCGTCGTTGACGCACACAGGTTCGGGCAACACACCACGGCGGCGGGCGTGCATAACGGCCGGGCGGCTGACGCCAAGGCGTTCGCCAATCTCGAGGCTGGAGATGTACAGGGCGTCAAAGCGCTCCTGAGCGGTGGTAGGCTCCGGGTTGAGAAGCTCCTGAATAGCGCTGCGCCAGCCGTTGGTCGGATCGCCGCACTTGTGCACGGTGCCCAGCGGGAAACCGCAAGCGCCAACAGGGCCGGCTTTGTCAGCGGCAGGGTGCAGGGGCGAGAAACACGCTTCAATGCCGACGCGGCAACCGCAAGCGTGCTGTGCCATCACTTCGGCCATGTGGGGCGGCAGGTCAACAACGCTTTCTGGTGCCTTTAGGCACGGGCCATCGGTGAGGCAGCGAATGCAATCGCCGCACCGGTTAGTCGTTGGATTGTTCATTGGTGGCTCACTGTGGTTAGGGCAAAGCGCTATTATGTACGTGCGGTTAAACAGTCACAACACGTCTTTGTTGCAGTATTCCTTAAAGCGCTCCAGCACCCAGCTAGGCCCGGTAGGGTTGGAGACGATGATAACCGGCACAGGCTTGCGTGTTATGCGGCCAAACCATTGCGGAGGCCAACCTTCGAACATGGACAACGCTTGGCCGGGATACAGGAGCGACCGAACGTCGCTTTCAAAGTCAACGACCAGCCGCATAACGTGTGGTGCCCACTTGCGCCGACAGGCTCGTGTACGCATCTTCATTTGCCACCTCGGATCGTATTGAACATCTCGGCCGTGTATTCACGCGTTACCGTGTGGTACTCGGTCAGCAGGTTGTGCGCGTGCCGTTGCAAGTGCTCGACGTCAGCAGTACCCATCATAAGCGCAGCGTCGATAAGCTTATGTGACGCGTCCAATTGACACAGGATGCCGTTGCGCTTGAGCGCCAGTTGTTGAAGCTTAGTCATTATTTAGCCTTCCACAGAATCCAGATAAAGCATCCGGCAACAGCGCAGGCCCACACGCCATAAATGATGTCCATGTTCTACTCCACGTGATCACGTAAGCCAATGAGATCGCCCAAGCCAACGCGGACGCTACCGGCGCCAGCGTAACCGCACTTGTGGAACGCAAGCGCGTGCTGTGCACGAGCCACCATTACCAGAAAATCGCCTTCTGACTGGTCAAGGTTAAGGCGCACAGGTTTAGTGAACGTGTTCGTGCACGCACGACACCTATATACGAGACGTAAGGCGTCCATTTTAATAGCCTTGAGCTTTGATGCGTTGGTATTCAGCGCGCGCTGCCGCCACCTTGGCATCACATTCAGTAACCACACGCGTACGTTCGGCAACAGCCGTGCGCCACGCTTGGTTAGCTTCAAACACTGCGCGTTCATGCGCCTGCTTGCGCTCCATGCGTGCAGCGCTTTTAACCGGGTCGTACCGCTCAGCCTTGGCACGGTCAGCGTCTTCGATAGCCTTGCGCTGCGCACGCTCTGCGTTTAGCAACTCCCAGTGCCGAATAACCTTGTCTGGAGTGTCCAGCAAACCGAGGCCGGGGTATGCGCTGGTGGTGCCCAGCAGACTCTTTTGGTCAGCTGACAGGCCGCAGTTTGGTGGGAACGGATCGTCCTGCGCGGTGGGTAAAGTGGCAGGCATACCGGCCGGGTCGTACTGTGCTGCGTCGAAGTTGATTTGTGCCATGGTGAAGAACCTTTAAAAGTGGGTTGTGTTAATTAGGTTTATGCATAGGTGTATTTTAGGTTATTCTGTGCAGTGAATAAAACAAAGACTAGCGAATGTTGCACCGGGCACCACATAACACCCGATAAAGCACCGAAAAGGGGTGGTGCAGGTTAATTATAAAAATGGTGGGGTATAAATGAAATTAACATTGGTGCCAGCACCGACAGAAATTAACATAAACGCCTATATACCTGTGTGTGCGAAATATATAAAAGAAAAACCACACACACCGATATTCATATGTTAATTGTTAATGTAGTGTGTATATAGTGCTATAAGTACTTGTTTTATAAGGGCTTTTTCAAAATTTTGCGTAAACATTGCATTAACCGAACTTGTTAATGCCCTATGGCAGCGCATTAACACTGTATGCATTCACAGTAGTGACGCCATCACTTCACTGACAAGCGAGCGCGGCAGCGAACCGGCCGCAACTAGGCGCCGTACCATGTGGTCACCACTATGCTCATAGGGTAGTGAGGTGATAGGTTTCACCCATCGCTCCGATAGAAATAAATTCGTTAGCGATCAGCAAATAGATCGCTTATAGGCTTGCAGTCTTTGAACTGTCAGTCCACAATACGTACATCAGCAAACGCAAGCAACCTAACCCAAACAACGTCAAGGAGCCAGCCATGTCCACCGTCACCGCAGCCACCAAAGCAGCAGCAAACGAAGTCAAAGTTACCGTCAACGAACTGACCCTGCTGCAAGCGATTCGCAGCGCCGCAAAAGAGCTCAAGGTTGACCCGGTCGAGATGGCCGTGCCTTGCGTCAACCCGTTCGCTACCAAGCAGCAAGGTTCGGGCACGTACGCAAGCGCCATGCGCAAGGGCCTCGTGCAGTCGCAGGACTACGGCACCAAGGACCACGCCGTCAGCCTCACCGAACTGGGCGCCGCTGTGCTGAAGCGCGAAGATACCGGCGCCAAGAAGTAACAAGCAACCACGGAGATAACCATGACTTACGACGAAGCCGTTCAGTACGCGCAAAACATACGTGAAGACGTGAATATTATGCTTGACGAAAGGTCCGGAAAGTACCACGTCATTCGTCTGTTCGCTGTCGAGCACTGGCGGCAGCACTACAAGGACGTCGCAACGGTACGTGTACAGATGCTAGTCACACTGTTATAGGTTGCATGTGGTCAACAGGGGGCGCTTCGGCGCCCTAAGTCGTCGGGGCGGTAGAGAACCGTCAAACTACCTGCTGTTCCGCGAGGCGGCAGGGTGCGGGTAACTACGTAGTCCCGTCCGCTCCACCACGCTGTTACAAATTAATTCAAAGAATCTGGATAAAGTGCTTGCGTCACTGGATGTGTTCACGTATAGTTACATTCATACGCAGCACAACCAACCCGCAAGGGGCCAACCCTCAACACTAGGAGAAATGAGTCATGGCTCACATTCACTTCGGACACTTTACTTACGCCAACAACCTCGGCACTGCCAACACTGCACAGCGTATCGTCGCTTGGGGCAACATTGACGACAACCTGTTCGACAACACTGACGATGGCTTCATGTACGAGATGGCGGGTTGCCTCGACGCACCGCAGCGCATTCCGGCAGGCTCGACCAAGTGCTGGGAATCCAACCCGCTGTACGTCAGCTCCAGCCACATTAACCGCTAAAATGTAGCCAAGCGCCCGCAAGGGCGCCATCATTTAGGAGAATTGACATGTCCCAACAACCTCACCCCGTTCTCGGCGTATGGCAACAAGACGATGACGGCAACGCCGTCATGGAATACCTTGGCCGGCGTCTGGCCATCAAGTGGAACAACGTGCGCGGCATGTATGACGGGTTCATCGACGGCAAGGACGTTGACATGCACTCGCTTGGCACCGCGCAAGGGCTGGTCGGCCTGACCGGCATGCTGCAACGCGAGGCCCGAAAGCGGTACGAGGCAGAAACGTTCAAGTACAAGCAAGGACAGCGCGTGGAATGCGCATGGTGCGTGGACAATCAGTTGCGCAGCAACGGCATCATCGAACATGTGCGCTACGTGCCGGAGGCTGGCGACCGTGAGCCCGCCTACCTGATCAACTTCGGTGACGGGCTGTGCCAAGCCAACGAATCCGAAATCCGCTTAGGGGAGTAACGTATGTACATCATTCAGAACGACAAAGGCGAGATCTACGACGGCTGGCACGTCTACACGCCGAACCAGATGGAACCGATATTTAGCGTCAACGCCGCCCTGCTGGTGCCCGCACAAGCGGTGGATGCTGTGGTCACCGCGCTCGAGCGGGCGGACGAAGTGGTGCACGCCATCCCAATTCCAGCACCCGGCGAACAGCACCCGGAGATTGCCCGGCTGGCGGCGCATGTGCAGCACCTCGAGAAGCTGCGACCACACTGGGCGCAGGGCTACACCAGCGACGGGCAGGCTGCGCAGGCCGCTACCGGCGCCCTACAGACGTTGTGGGACATGCTGGGCGCCACCGACCAGACGCAGGCGGTGCAGAAGCTGCGCGATCTGATCGCATTGCCAGCAGTCAGCCAGAAGGACGGGGAATTGGTCTACCAGATGCGCAACAGGCTCGGTGGTCCGTGGAACCCTACGGATGCAGACGGCGTCGCGGCATTGCAGCGTATGCCGAAATGGAAAGGTGTGTATGAGTTCCGCACGTTACAAGTCGTGTCCTCTGCAACAACCACGGCCGTGCAAGCTGAGTGCACATGTGCATACGACCTCGGTGTTACTCGGTTCAACACTTGCCCCGGCTGCGGTGCGTCTAAATAATGCTTGCAGAGCTGGATGTGTTCGGTTACATTAAACACATCCAGCAACCAAGCGGGGTAAGTAAATGACCAAAGTTCAGTTTCTCGAAGATTTGCAAGCCCTCCTTGCCCCGTACATTGCCGCAGGTCGCAATAACCCGGCCATTGTGCGGCACATCAACAAAGTTACTGCTATGTCCCAAGAACAGTTCGAAGTCCACTATGCTGCGCAGCAGGCTCAGAAAGCTGAACGCCATGCTGCCGCCCGCCGCATGGCTAAGGCTCAGTTCTAACCCATCCAAAAGGTGAAATTGTGTTCCAAGTAATCATTACCGCTGCCCTACCCGACCGCCGCAGCCCTACCAAATTCATCAACGTTGCGACGCTGGTGCTGGCCACGGCGTGCGAGCGCGCTACGGCCGAATGGCTCTGCGATAACGCCGAAGAATCCAGTGATTACTTGCGCATGGTGTTCACCTTGCAAGGGTTGTTCCCGGGATGTCAGATTGCAACTGGTGTGCGTCCGGTTGTAACTGACATCATGCCGCAACGCTGAACCAGAAGCCTGTACACTGCAAATGCCCGCATGGTGCGGGCGAATACCTCTAGGAGAGTGAAATTGAACAAAGCCACTGCAACGGTCGTCACGGCCGACCAGCGCACCACGCGCACCGCAAGCGTATCCGGCAACAAGACCTACATCCAGACTGAATTCGGCATGGCAGTCTTCGACCGCCCGTTCAGCGTGGTGGAGCTGGTCGACTTCATCTGCGACCCGCTGCGTTCGCGTCCGCCTGTTGTTGCCTAACCAGTTGTACAATGCACAAGCCCGCATGTGCGGGCATACCCTATTTGGAGGTGAAATGAGTATCACTCGGATGGATTGGGTCAACGGCCAGCCCAAGACGTTGAAGGCGCTGCGCATGTGGCATTGGCGGCAGATGCTGGTCAACCGCGCTGAACAGATTAAATTTGAAACGCTTGCAATCAACATGGGTTCGGATTACCCGGCCAAGCGGGACACGTTCACAGCCATTGCGGACCACGCCCGGCAGCAAGCAAACCTGCATCTGTCCGCCGTACAGGTGCTGAACGACAGCGTGCCCGGCACGGCTGAACAAGACTGCTCAGCGGAGGTCAAGAATGAGCAGGGTTAAGGAGATGGTAACGGGGCCGTATGAGGTTCTATTCGGGCACGACCGCGAGATCAAACGTGACGTATACGACATCGTGGATACGCGTGTGTCCGAGGCGCCAGTTTCGCGCAGCTACACGGAGGATGACGCGCAGCTTGTGTGCGACGCCCTGAACTTCCATCATAACTGCATGGCGCACGCGCACGAAGTGCTTGACTTCACGCGCCCTGCGCGCCCGAGTACGTATCACCTGACGTGCGCATGCGGTGAACCTGCCGCACAAGGCATCATACACAGACGCAACCTGTGCCGACCGGCCTAGCGCCACGCACTGTGGTCACCTGCGGCCCTTCGGGGCCGTTGTTGTTTGCGCAAATAGTGCTTGCACAGTTCAGAAGTTTCCTCCACTATAAGCACATCTAACGCACGGAGGCACACATGCAACTCACCGCCAAACAAGTTCAGCGCATTGACACGATTACCAATCTGATTGTCAAGTATTACCAAGACCGCACCAGCACCGGGCGCTTCGACTTTCACATCGTTGAGCAGCGCGAGAACGGCGAGGTGTACGTGTTCTGCTCCAATAACAACGACCTGCGCTGGTTCGATACACACCACTGGGCGGGCTTCTTCATCACTAAGGGTGGCAGCGTGCGCTACTACACCGGCAGCATGTCGCCGAAGCTGGTGCTGCCGGTGGTGCCGCGCCTCTGCAAGTACGAGAATCCGTACAAAAAATCTAAAAAATCTACACAAGCGTAGAACGTTCTGTTACATTAAGCCAGTCCGCAGCATGTGCTACGGCAACACCCTAACCACAGGAGAAATTGTATGTCCGACGTATCCAACCGCGTGCTTGCCCGCTTCCGCAAGCTGATGAACCTCGCCAACAATGCCGGGGCAACCGAAGGCGAACGTGCTGCCGCGCTGCACCACGCTAACACCCTGATGCAGAAGTACAACCTGTCGTTGGCTGAGCTGCCGCCTGAGCAGAACGACGAGGCGCGCGAGGAACAAAAAGTCACCATCAGCGGGGACCGTTGGATCCGAGACATCTGCGGCGACATTGCCGACCTGTTCTTCTGCAAATACCTCTACAGCAGCACGGGCACTAGCGGCAAGACCAACCATCACTTTATCGGCCGGCAAAGCAACGTCATCACGGCCATGGGCATGTCGGAGTACCTGATCAAATCCATTAAGCGTGAGGCAACCAAGCGCTACCGTACGCCAACCACGCCCGAGGGCCGCAGCTTCTGCGTTGGCGCGACCCGTACCTTGTGCGTGCGCATCGGTGAGGAGAAAGCGGCCAAGGTTGCACAGGCAGACAAGTTCACCACTGCCAGAGCCGAGACCGAATATGGTATGGACGAGGTTGCCAAGGAAACGTCGGCTGACTTCGCTGGCGTCAAGACCACTGCGCTCGCGCTGGCCAACCTGTACAAGTCGGAAGAGGAGGCGAACGCGCTTGTTGTGGCCAACCTGTACGGCGATCGCGTGCAGACTAAGAAATACCGGCAAGGGGGCAACCTGCAAGCTAATGCGTTCTACGACGGCAAGGAACACGGTAAAACCATCGGCCTCAATCAGCAAGTCGGCGGCACTGTACCAAAGCGCACCGCCATCGGTAACTAATCTTTACCCGGACCATTACGGGCCAACCCTACCAAGGAGAAATTGTGGAACCCATTCTGAACATCAAGACTGCATACTGGCGCAACGGCAAGGTTGTACGCCTCAACTCGTCGAAGGACATCGACCGCGCCGTTGGGCAGGCCATCACCCACATGCGCCGCAACCGCAACAAGGCAGACTACGTCGAGGTCTACGACGCGGCAGACGCCGACCGCTTGCATGCTCAAGTGTTGCGCAGCCCGGCAACCGGCGACATCAAAATCTGGGAACGCAAGGCTGACGGCGTACAGGCCAGCAAGTTCGCCGCCACTCCGCTGATCCACATGCCCCGGCCGCACTTGCGCGCCGTACGCTAGGCCCTACACGCCGCGCAAGCGGCTCGCTGCCACCCTGCCCCTGAGCCCGTGCCGATAACGGCGTGGCGGGGCTGTGCGCGAGCCGGCGTCGCCAGCGCTGTGCATCGGCAACACCCATCCGGCGCAGTGCCGGCAATCCAGTTAACGCATCCGCTTGCATGGATGGAAAATCACTGTGCATAATGCTGCCAAGCACAAAGCAGCCCAAGAGTAAGCCGGACCGCCCTCGCACCACACAGCAATGCGAGGTGCCGGGGCTGAACCGGCCCAGGATTGGGACTCCCGTTACGGCGCGGGGCATGACAGGCAACATACACCGTACGCAACGCACAAACGAACAGAATTGTAGTAAAGGTGCGCCACAACAGTCCGAAAGGAATGGGAGACGCCCTCGAACAGGCCCTTTAAGCTGGGGGCAACCGGGATCACGCGATAGAAGCCTTAAAGCGCCCGCCTGTTCACCCACAGCTTGCATACAGGGGCGTCTGGATAGGGTGCGTCAACACCTCAAACGCTTTGACGGGCGCCTCGCGCAGAGGACCGGACAACCCTGCATGCAAGTTGCACTCAACCAATCGGAGGATGAAATGAGTCAAGTAAGTAACGGCATCGTGTACAAAACGCCATCGGGCAAGTTCGTGCGCACGTTCCAAGTGCGCAACCACGTCGGCACCCGCGAATTCGTGCAGGAGACGCCCGACATCCACTGCGCCACTGTGGTCAGGGGCCTGTACCAGATGGACGTCAAGCGCATGGCCGAGCGCGAGTTCGGCGAGCTGACCGAAGTGGAAATCGAGATCACCCGCGAGATCAAAATTCTACGTGACGGGCAGCAGCCCTCGCTCTGCTAAGCCATGGCCCGCATCGTTCACGGCTACGTCCTCATTTCCGATCAGGGCGTAACGGGTGACCCTATCCGTCCACTTCTTTACATCCGGGTGCGCTTCCCCGGCGCAAACCGCACAATCATTGAAGCTCACATCAAGCAGACGACTGACATCTACGAATGCACCGTGTTCAACGATGACAATCCAATTCACGATTCGGCTTTGGTGGTTGTGCACCGGATGTACCCTAATGCAGTACCCGTGCGGGTCCAGTTGACCCGTGTCATTGATGTTATTGTGGAGATACCAAGTGAAAATCCCGCCAGTGATTCTGATGTCCAGCGGTTGCGAGTTCAACTTCCTCGAACCAGAGACAAGTAAGTTCAAGCTGCTCGACATTGCGTCGGCACTGTCCAAGATCTGCCGTTTTACTGGCCACACCCGGCAGTTCTACAGCGTGGCGCAGCACAGCGTTATGTGCAGCCACCTTGTCCCCAAAGAAGACCGCCTTGCTGCCCTGATGCACGACGCGGCCGAAGCCTTTATTGGTGACGTGTCCACGCCGCTCAAGCAACTGCTGCCGGACTACAAGGCCATTGAGGCGCGCGTCGAAGCTGTCGTGTTTGCCCGATTTGGCCTGCCGGCAGAACTGCCGAGCAGCGTCAAGGCGGCGGACCTGCGCATGCTGGCAACCGAAGCAAAGAAGTTCATGCCGCGCGAGGCAATGAACTGGGACATCCTGGCTTTCGTGGAACTGGTTCCGGTTAATCTGGTGCCGTGGTCCCCTGCGCAGGCACAGTCAGAGTTTCTGGACCGCTACCAAGAAATCACTGGCCTGAATCCGTACCTGTAACCGGTACAATAACGGGTCGCGTTCAGTGACCCTATTCAACCAACCGGAGGACAACATGGCAGACCAAATCAGACCGCGTGCGGCTAAGCCCCGCGCACGCTACAGCAACGGGCAATGGTGCGTTTTCAACGGCACCGGAAATAACGATGCAACTATGTGCGCCGTCGCAACCGAGTTCCGTGAGGCACTTTACGGCTTCTCGCTGGCAAAGAGCTGGGCACGCCGGAATAACGTGCAGCGCGGCGACAAGGTTCAGATAAACATGGTCAACCCATGAGCGAGTTCCTGCTCAGTGACGGCTTGCCATACTACATCCTAGGCGTTGGCCTGATGCTGGTGGACGTGCTTTGGGTGTACGAGACCGCGCCCGTCGTGCTGGTCGGCCGTGCGCTGGTGTTCACCGCGAAGCTGGCCGCACTGGCGCTTGGTGTGGTCATCGCCGTGTGCGTCGCCATGGTGGCGTTCCTGTTCGCCGCTGTGGTGCTCTGCTTCATCCTTAAATCGAAAGCCAACCGTGTAAGGTTCATGAAATGAAAGACAAACACTCGCACTATTACAAGGACGTGCGCCACCTGAGCGAAATTGACGTCTACCGCGTGCTGCAACTGTTCAACGTTACTGACCCGTGTGTTCAGCACGCGGTCAAGAAGCTGCTGTGCGCAGGCGGGCGCGGCGCCAAAGACCAGGAACGTGACCTGCGCGAAGCCGTCGACAGCGTCAACCGTTCTCTGCAGATGCACGCCGAGGACTGCAACGTCGGCGTGCTGTACCCGCAGCATGCGCCGAAGAAGGAAGACATTGTTACACTGTCCGTCGGCGTAAAGGTGGACCCGGGCGTTGGCCTGTTGATGGAAGCTGCCAAGTTCATCGCAAGCGTAGAAGACGGTAGCGTGCATACTTACACAGACCCGCGCATTCCGGCACGAGCGTTGCTGTACAAGATCAAGAACTTCGCGCCAATGGTCCTGGATCGCAATGAAGCTGCCGCCGCGCAGGGCTTCGACCTCGTGCAAGCTCACCAGAAGCGCGCAGACGATCTGCAAGCGGTCATGCGCAGCATGGAAGTTGACAGCTACCAGCACATCGCAGCGCAACAGGTTCCGCAAACCGGCGTGCACAACGACGGCCGCTTCAAAGACATTGCGTCGGGAGCCAAGAATGGTTAATATCCGCCAAAAGGGCGCAGGCGGTGAGCGCGAGATCGCAGACGACCTCAATTATATCATTTATACGACGATGCAGGAGCTCGGCTGCGAGAACCCGACCATGCGCAGCGTGCAACGCAACCAGAACCAGTCGGCCGTCGGCGGCAGTGACTTGACTGGCACGCTTGGCCTCGCCATCGAGATCAAGCGGCAGGAAGCGCTGTCGATCAATACGTGGTGGCAGCAATGCACCGCAGCCGCACAGCAGAACGGCGGCGTGCCGGTGCTGCTGTTCCGTCAGAACGGTAAGAAGTGGCGCTGTGTCATGATTGTGGACTTGCCACTGCCGCAAACGCACGCTCTCATCCCGGCGCGTGCGGAAATCGACTACGACACGTTCAAGCACTGGTTCAAAGAACACGTTCGCCGCTACCTGAACGCAGGCGGCAAGATCGTTGTGTAGGCGCACGCCTACTTTGCTCCACAGGGCCGCTGAACTAGCGGCCTTTTTTACGTCTCTGTTATGCTCCGCACCATACCGCAACCCCGTATAGGCGCAACCCAATGAAACTCACCGTCGTCCGTAAGGAATTTTCTGAGACCACTACCATCGGGGAAATGTTCGTGGATGGCGTCTTTCAGTGCTACACGCTCGAAGACACCGTTCGCAATCTGAAGTCGGCCAAAGACAAAATCTACGGCAAGACCGCCATCCCCGCAGGCACGTACAAGGTCACCATTACGGACAGCGCCCGCTTCAAACGCAAGCTGCCGCTGGTCAATGACGTACCGTTCTTTGAGGGAATCCGCATCCACCCCGGCAACACTGCCGCAGATACCGACGGCTGCATTCTTGTTGGTACGTCGAAGCTTTCTGCGGTGGACCGGCCAACCCTGTTCATTGGGAACTCGCGTGTTGCTTTCGAGGCCCTGTTCGCCAAGCTGGTGACGGCGGGCAGCATTTCCATCACCATTACCGAGGACCGTAATGCAACTGCTCCCTGAAGAGACTCGGTGGTGGCTTGAAGCTTTGCTCTATGCTGCGCTTGCAGCACTGGGCGGGCTGCTGGGACACATCATGCGAGCTATCGACAAACAAGAGAAGATCAACGTCGCCCGTGCAATAATCGAGGCGATGGCGGCGGGCTTTGTTGGCCTGCTGATGATGCTGGCCTGTAATGCGATGGCTCTGCCGTCACAATGGACCGGCGTTATTGTGGGCGTGTGTGGATGGCTGGGCGCAAACGCAACCATCCGCATACTTGAAGAACTGGTGTACAAAAAGCTCGGTCTGAAAAAGGCCAGAAAGGCGCAATAATGAACCAGATCAAATCGTTTTTCGTGCAGGCATTCACGGAGCCCAATAACCACACGATCTGCCCGGTGCGCATCATCGGCGTAGCGGCCGTTTTGCAGGGTTTGGGGCTGAGCGCGTACGCGGTGGTTGTGCAGCATGCCACGTTTGACTTGCTGGCCTATGGTGGCGGTATTGGCGCCCTGCTGGGTGCTTTGGGTGCTGCGCTGGGCATGAAAAAGGACACGCCCCATGGCTCTGCTTGACGCCGTGGCGCCGTACCGGTGGGCCGCTGAGGCTGTGGTCATCGGTGCCGTGGTAGCCGGCTGCGCGTACGCCTTTCATGAGTACAGCATGGGCCAGCAGGACATCGGCTACAAGCGCGCCAAAGCCGAACAGGCGACACTGGACAAGGTTCGCGACACGGCGCAGGCCAAGCTGGACGCGGTCCTAACTCAACGCGTCTCGGACGCAGAAAGCAAAGCCAATGAACGTGACACAACTCAAAAGGCGCTCAACGCTGCTGTTGGCGTGTCTGCTGACCGGTTGCAGCGCGCCATCGATCAAGTACGTGCCGGTTCCGACACCGCTACCGTCGAAGCCCTCCGTGCGTCAACCGCTACCCTCGCAACCGTATTCCAAGACTGCGCAGGACAATATCGATCGCTGGCAAAAGCAGCTGACGGACACGCAAGCGACGTCCAAACGCTGATCGATGCATGGCCCGTAACACCCCCTCAACCCCAACAGGAGCAATCCAAATGAGCACCAATATGCGCGCAAAGCTGCAAATCAACCGCATCGAGCAGTTCGCCACCTGCGAAACCTTGCACTTCAACGCGGTCTGCGCCAAGTCGTACCCGGCGGACGGCAGCGACGAGGACAACACCTTCGCCAAATTCTCTCCCTCGGCGACTCTGCAGATCCAGATCTCCAATCCGGCGCTGCTGGGTCAGTTCAAGGTCGGCGAGAAATACTACGTCGACTTCACGCCTGCGCCGCAGTAAGCCCGCATCGGCTAGAAAAAGGCCCGCCATCGTGCGGGCCTTTTTTGTCCATGTTGCCCCTTCATCCGGGGCCATACTATACTCCGACGTGTGTAGGCCGATATGAGTCGGCATCAATAAAGGGAGTGCGGCGCATGGCGACCGACCACATGATCACCAACATCGTTCTTGACGCGGCAATGATGCCCGAAATGAGCGAGCGAGAGAAGGCCCTGCGGGACTTGTTTGTCCGCGAGTACTTCGTAGATTACAATGAAATCGCCGCGTGCCTGCGCTGCGGTTTTATGCGGTCCTTTGCGGAAGAATACGCTAAGAAGTTCATGGCTGAGCCGTACGTGCGGCAGCAATTGGCCATCATGGAGCAGACCGCCCCACTCCCCAACACCGGCAACAAGAACGCTGACGATTTCAACCGGCAGCGCATTATCCAAGGGCTGTTCAAAGAAGCCCACGACCGCACCAGCAGCGGCTCGGCCCGCGTGTCCGCACTCAAAGAACTTGCAGAAATCTACAAGCTGAAAGAGCCTACCAAGGCACCCGAAGATAATAACAAGAAACATCGCGGCGGCGTGATCCAAGTTCCTGAAATTGCGGACGTCACCAAGTGGGAAGAGGTTGCGGTAGCCACACAAGAAAAGTTGGTTGAAGATGTCCGCAACTAACGCCCAGTTCGCATACAAGGACGGGCCTGCAACCAACGCCGTCAACGCGCCAAGCAACGTAAAGTGGAAGCCGTTGCCGGGGTCGCAGACGCTGGCCATGTCATGCCCCGCGAACATCATCGTTTACCACGGCACGCGCGGCCCCGGCAAAACCGACTCACAGCTGATGCGCTTCAGGCGCCGCGTGGGGCTGGGCTACGGCCGGCACTGGCGCGGTATCATCTTTGACCGCGAATACAAGAACTTGGACGACCTCGTGTCCAAGTCACAGCGCTGGTTCCCCGAAATGCCTGACGAGCAAGGGCGCCTGCCCCGCTTTTTGAGCAGCAAGAGCGATTACCGCTGGGTGTGGTCATCGGGTGAAGAACTGCTGTTCCGCGCGATCAAAAAAGAGTCCGATTACTGGGGCTACCACGGCCAAGAGTTCCCGTTCATCGGCTGGAACGAGCTCACCAAGTACCCGACGGACACGCTGTTTGAATCGCTGATGTCCTGCAACCGTACATCGTTCCGCCCCGAGGATTATCCCATCTACAACCAGGACACTGACTCGTGGGAGTACCTGCCGGAGCTAACGCTGGAGGTATTTGCAACTTGCAACCCGTACGGCGCCGGGCACAACTGGGTCAAGAAGCGGTTCATCAACGCCGCGCCAATGGGCAAGATCCAAGTCAAGACGATGAACGTGTTCAACCCGCGCACGCAGCGCAAGGAAGACATCGTTAAGACGCAAGTGCATCTGTTCGGCAGCTACCGCGAGAACATTTACCTGCCACCGGAGTACATTGCCGAGCTGTCGTCCATCACTGACCCTAACAAGCGCAAGGCGTGGTTGCAAGGCGATTGGGACGTGCTTGCCGGTGGCATGTTCGACGATATGTGGGACTCGTTGCACAACGTCGTGAAGCCGTTTGGTATCCCGTCGTCGTGGCGCATCGACCGCTCGTTTGACTGGGGCTCAAGCAAGCCGTTCAGCGTTGGCTGGTGGGCAGAGTCCGACGGCAGTGACGTTATGATGCCGGACGGCACATGGCGCAGCACGGTACGCGGTGACTTGTTCAGGATTGCTGAATGGTACGGCTGGAACGGCAAGAGTAATCAGGGTCTAATGATGCTGGCAAGCGATGTTGCGGCCGGTATTGTTGAGCGCGAACTGGCGCTCGGCATCCATGGTCGTGTGCAGCCCGGCCCCGCCGACAACGCGATCTGGGACGTTGAGAACGGCAACAGCATCGCCGTGGACATGCGCAAACCTGTGACAATTAAGAAGGGGCCGTTCGCTGGTAAAGGTCCGCTTGCTGGCGGCAAGTGGCCCGGCGTAGAATGGGGGCGCTCCGATAAGTCGGCCGGTAGCCGTAAGGCCGGCTGGGAAAAAATGCGCAAGTACATGCGCTACGCGAGACCGAATTATCTGCTGGATGCCAATGGCCAACCGCTGAGCCGCATCCCGCGAGAGCACCCCGGCTTGTTTGTATTCAATACCTGCACGATGTTCATTGACCTTGTGCCGGTGTTGCCGCGAGACGAAGTGGACCAAGACGACGTTGACACCGAGTCCGAAGACCACATTGGTGACGAAGCGCGATACCGCGTATTGGCGACTGGCATGGGCGCCCGAATGGGCAAAACGAAAGGTACTTAAAGGAACTATTTATGGCACTGGACAGCACACACCCGCTCTACGCGGAGACGCTCGACGATATGACGCTGATGCGCGACTCCTACGGCGGCGAACGCAGAATGAAGGCAAAGGACAAGACGTATTTGCCGCCAACGCCCGGCATGCTCATTGATGGTATGGGCATAGGCGAGCCGGGGTACGAGAATTATCAGGCGTACAAGCAGCGCGCCCGCTACCCGGAGTTTGTGTCCGACGCTGTGGAGTTCCTGCTGGGCATGATGCACAACAAGCCACCGGTCATTGAAGTGCCGGACCGGCTGAAGGGCCTGCTGGAAAAGGCTACAGCGGACGGCGAGACTCTTGAGGGCCTGCTGCGCCGCATCAATGAACAACAGCTTGTCACCGGGCGCGTTGGTGCAATGCTTGACCTGCCCCTGACCCCTGACCCGACCAACCCGATGCCTTTCATCGCGCTGTACAACGCTGAAGCGATCATCAATTGGGACGACAGCAACGACAACGTCGACTACAACAAGCTGTCGCTCGTTGTGTTGGACGAAAGCGGATTCGAGCGAAACAGTGAATTCAACTGGGTGCTTGTGAAGCGTTACCGGGTGTTGGCGGATGCAACCGCAATGGAGATTGCTGGCCACACGGGCTATGTGTTCGGTGTCTACAAGAACACCACAACGTTCGACGTTACTACGGTGCAGTCACCGACGTTGCGCGGCGTGAAGTTGGATACTGTGCCGTTTGTGTTCATCAACACCAAGGACAACATGGGGCGCCCCGATAACCCGCCCCTGCTGCCGCTGGCGTACGCCGCCAAGGCCGTGTATCAATCCGAAGGCGACTACCGGCAAGCCCTGTTCTTGCAGGGCCAGGACACGCTTGTGGTCATTGGTGGCATCCGGGCTGCGGCCGGCGACAGTGATGACGATACCCGCGTCGGCGCAGGCGCCATGATTCAGGTTGAGATGGGCGGTGACGCCAAGTACATCGGCGTGAGTGCAACCGGCCTGCCGGAGCTTCGTCAGGCGCTCGAGAACGATTACAAGCGTGCCGAGGCCAAGACCGGGCAACTTGTCAACAGCATGGGCAGCAATGCAGAGAGTGGCAACGCGCTCGAGACGCGCCTTGGCGCGCAGACGGCAACGCTCAAACAGATTGCCAAGGCTGGCGCGGCCGGGCTGGAACGTCTGCTCAAGATCGCTGCAAGATGGATGGGTGCGGACGAGACGGCTGTCAAGGTTACTCCGAACCTTGAGTTTGCTGACGTCACCATGACCGGCAAAGATCTGGTTGACCTGATGACGGCGAAGAACATGGGCGCCCCGCTGTCGCAGGAAACCATCCACGACAACATGCGTTCGCGCGGCATTACTACCCGCGACTTCGAGGAAGAAATGGGCCTGATCAACGACGAGGCGCCAGTGCTGGGCACGCTGTCTGGCGGCGGTCACCCGAATCTCAACGCGCCGCCTGATAATGCCAACACTCCGCCGAGTAACAAGAAATGAAGACAGCGAATGAGGAATTAGCGGATGCCCTCATTCGCCACCAGATCTGGCTGCTGCGCTACAGCGGCACAGTGCGCAACAAGATCACGGCGCTGTTGAGCAAGTCCGAGAAGGACATTGCAGAGAAGATCCGAGGGTACGAATTGGGCGCAGCGGGCCTCAGCAACCCGCAGGAATACCAGCGCTTGAAGGCGCTATACGCCGCAATCGAGGAGATGCGCAAGAACGCATGGGGCGAGGTTGACAGTTTCTTCACCGACGAAATGAAGGCGCTGACGTACCAAGAGCCAATCGTGCTGAGCAAGGTTGTGCAGACGGTGCTACCCGTCACCGTGTCGACCGTAGTGCCGACGGCAAACCTGCTGCGCTCAATGGTGCTGTCCAAGCCGTTCGAAGGCCGTGTCATGAGCGATTGGGTGAGCACGCTTGCTGCCGACGACATCCGCCGCATGGAAAACGCAATCCAGCTCGGCATGGTTGCGGGCGAGCCAATGGACAAGATCGCGAAGCGGGTGGCTGGTAGCAGTGCGCTCAAGGGCAGCGACGGGATTACCGCCCTTACGCGCCGCCAGATTGACGCCGTGACCCGTACAGCCGTGCAGCATGTGGCCAACAACGCTCGTAATGAGTGGCTCAAGCAGAACAGCGACCTGTTCAAGCTTGAGCAATTTGTTGCAACGTTGGACTCCCGCACCACGCCAATATGCCGGGCAGAGGACGGCAAACGATATCCAGTTGGACAGGGGCCGATTCCGCCCTTACACTACGGTTGCCGTTCACTGAGGGTGGCAGTGTTCAACGATAAGCTGCTGGGCAACAGGCCAGCAAACCCCACTACCGAAAGCATCCTGGTTGGCGAATATGCGGACGAGAATGGGCTCGGCAGTATCGACGCGCGGGATGACCTGCCGCGCGGCCAGAAGGGCAAGTATGATGAATGGGCGCGCGGACGTATTCGGGAGCTTGTTGGCCCGGTGCCCGCGGACAGCACATACCAAACTTGGTTGGAGAAGCAGAGCAAAGCATTCCAGGAAGACGTGCTCGGCATTGCTAAATCCAAGCTGTTCCGCGATGGCGGGCTTACGTTGGACAAGTTCGTTGACCACAACGGTAACGAGCTCACCCTCAAGGATCTGGTAAAGAAACACGAAGAAGCTTTCGTTGCGGCGGGCTTGGA